GAGAGATACTCTTCATACACACCGGGGTCGACTAATCATCGACACCTATTCGTATGAAGGATACATCGCAGATTATACTGCTGTTTATATTGTCAACTATTAAATATGTTGCTATCTAAGCTTCTTACATTCATTAAGAGCTCTCTACTGTGCGGCATAAGCGACCCTATAGTTTCGGTACGGAAGACTTTTCTCATCATTCCGCGGCCTATATTCTCGTCGTAGTCATAGGACATACAGTAGTCATTGACCTTCTTGTACTCTTTGGCCCACTGACGTAACCTGTTTAGCAGCGTAGCATTATTGTCTTGTATTAGTTCATGGTTCCTAGTGGCAAGTAACCTACTAGCATCAAAGCTAGTGATCAGCGCTTCATTGAAAACTAATGAGTTTACAGTAGTGACCTTAGGGTCTCTCAGTTTCTCTATTTCATTAAGCAAATAGGTCTGCTGGTCTACGGTAACTTCCACCACTGGGATGGAACTGAGTATTGTTTGGGAAACCAACCTGTTAAGTCCAGGAGTGAATTTATCTGATTTATTGATAAATTCAGTTCCTAACTTTCTGAGATTTAACATCGCAGCCTCTATCATCTTGGCTTTCGTTTCAGAGAGACCCAGCTGGATTATATCCAACGCGGAGTTTCTATGGTTACACGAGAGCACTTCCTTAAAGACTAGACTAGATAGCTTTATCAAATTATTGATATTTGTCTGTTGTGTATAGCCTCGGAAGGGTAAAAGGAGGAACTGCATCGCTTTATCTGTAAGTCTCTTTCGATAGAGACGGTCAGTATTGGGATGCAAGGCGGTAATAAACCCCGGGTCCGTCTGATCTATATCTAAATGATATCGATAACAGATTTGTCGTAGTTCATTTGCCAACAAATGATATTTCCCTCTTGCTTCAAGTATTCCTTGGAAGGTAAAACCTGATATTTCTTCTTTTGTATCGGCTTTGACAAACCTTTTCGCAAATTCATAATGTGTTTTTGATATTATGGATTTACTATAGTTTATGCCTACACCCAGATACTCGCATAACTTCAAGTACTCATTGGCAACAGCCTCATTAGCTATCACAATATCATCTCCTAAGAGACAATAGTTAGTGAACCCTTTAAGACCGCATTTATCCGCGGATAGTTTCACAAGCACATGATGTGCTAGAGCGAAACACGCCCACGAGCTATAAGCTCCCATCGGTTGTCCGCATCTGTAAAAGATGAAAGAGTTGGTACTCTTCTTGTAGAAACCCCTATCACTTATCAGAAACCTCCATGCTTTAGCATAAGTACCATCTATTAGATATTCCAGTATAATCTCCTGAAACGCGATAGGAAATCTATCTGTTGCGTTTGACAGATCATAACAAAAGTATGGTCCATCTTTTAACCATTCGTGAGCGGAGCCCTGATCAAATGTACAATCAGACTCAAGCTTCCTAAGAAGCTTGAATATACTATCATGGAGTGGCTTTAAACAAGCCTGACTCCAGTAGTCCATGATTGCGATGTACCTTTTCTTTCCTTCTGGCTGTGATACTATACCAAGCATTCCTGTCTTCAAGATAGGTGATGGTTTGAATCCTTTGCTAGCGACCTGTTCAAATAAATTCGGGTCTATCTGTCTTACTTTAGCTATCCTCTCTGTGAGACCACTTCCACCCATTAGCTCAATACATCTTTTCTGTTGAGGGGAGAGTGCTCTTGCATCTCTAACAGCTGTTAGCATAGCCAGTCCATTAGGACCCTGCTTAGTCGTAACGTGTACTGAGTCACACTCGGGTCTCGGTAATGATATCTTCATATCACCAAGAACCCTTCGTATGTCGCTTTTTAGCGCGTATGGATCTTTTCCAGTGTATGGATCTTCTATACTCTGGGTAGAGGGAGGGGGCACCTCAACTTTTAGTGCCCTTGACAACGATAGTAGAGCGAATAACGCTCTCTGGTCCCAAACATCGCCTTTGGCGAGTATGTTTAAGGGTTTAAGCGATGGCAATCTCTTCTTGTTGATTGAAAATGTAATACTCTTCTCATTAATGTTACAGTCGCCAGCTATATACTTGGTATATAGCATACGCATAGCCTTGATTCGTTTCATGGCCACGAATGAACCTTCTGATACAATCCATTTCTCTACTCTGTTAAACCAATAATTCGCTTGCTCAACAAAGTCTCTTTTGAGAATGTAATCTGCATAAGATATAAATATTTTATGGCAATCTCTTACGATTGCGCAGTTATTAATTGACTGTTCAGGGATAAATTTGATTTGGGGATAGAGTTTGTGTAAGTGAGCAGATAACACATTGGCCGGCACTACTTTAGCCGGTATCGCGTTCTTCTTGTTTTCAGGCGCCGATAACACCTTATCCACTTCTTTTCTTCGAGGTTGGAACTCGGTTTTCTTAGATTTATACATATCAACTTATACGGGCTCATACGCCCAGCTTGGGTTCGAATACCTGACTTTCCGCTGAGACATTTCTGCCCCATCGAGATTATAT